CGCCGCCAGCCGGAGTAATTACAAGGGTCGCGACATTATCCACTGGCAACTGGATCACTCCCTGCGAGTTGAACGTGTATGCGGCCTGCGTGGCGACTCTGGCGGTCTGCCCGCCATCTTCCAGCGCGATGCCCTTGATGAAGAGCGGGAAGTTATCCTGCGTTGACGCTTCGAGCGCCATCGTCTCGAGCGCATAGAGCGCCGACCAGGTCCATACGGCACCTTGCGGGTCGCGGCCGAGGAACTGTTCCCGCAACGGGAACAGCTTGCGGCATCCGGGAAGCTGCAGGCCGGTCAGCGCGGCGCGGATCGCTTCGAGCAGCGCGTAGGCGCCCGGGTTCGGTCCCGACGGGTCGGCGCCGAAACTCCATCCGAGGTCGCGCACCAGCAGGATGATTTCGAATTCAAGGCGGCGCGCTTGCACCACCGCTGCCGTATCGATCAATGCTCCGTAGGTTGCGCCGCGCCAGGCCACCAGGGCCGCGCCGATGCGATGGGTGAGGCGGTAGGCGGCGGGCTTGTCAGGAAATTGCGCGATCTCGATCGCGGTTACCTGCGCGCGAAGCTGCGCCGCGATTGCAGACTCGAGGGTTGCGATATCGAGCGGCGTGGGCGGCGCGAAAGTCTGACCGACCCAGGGGCTGTCGAGCGTCACTCCCATCGTCAAAATCCCTTCAACGTGCCGCGGCTGAAAACGCGCGGCGGTACCGCGCCCGAGCGATCGCCGCCCGCATCAGTTACGACCGCGCCCGACGCCTCGGGCGGTTCCTGGTTATCCGGCGCAAGGCCCAGCGTGAGAGTGCCGTCGGCGACGCGCACCAGGACCGCCACCGCGTCTTCGTAACGCTTGCGCGCCTCGGCCAGATCGTGCAGCGGGCGCAGCGCCTGCAAACGGTACATCGCGACGTCGCAGGTCAGGCGTGCGAGCACGGCAGGCGGATCGCTGAGCGGGAGGGTGAAACGGCTTTCCAGATAGCCGTCGATCTCGGCCGAGGCGTCGGCGAGCGCCTGTTGCAGGACGATTTGATTGACGACGGTCTGAGTCGGATCCTCGTTGGTCAGCTGCACGAGATCGCGATTGGGGTAGCGTGCGATCATGTCGGAAGGCTGCGCGTAGACCATGATAATTCCTTGGGCAAATAATTCCTTGTCGCTTGCCTTGTTCGCCTAAGCAGGCGGGCGGCCCGGAACGGAGCCTCGCGGCGTCCGTCCCGGGCTCGCATCGGGGGAGAGGCTAGGCGAGGTACTCGCTGACGATCAGGTCGGCGCTGTTGCGCCAGATATTGGTGGTGGTCACGGAAGAACTGGCGCCGGCGCCGGCCATGAATTCCGAGTTGAGCAGCTGGCGGCCGACTTCCTCGAGCGACGGCGGCACGACCAGGTAGACGCCTTTGCGGCTGGAGAGCGCGCCGAACGGCATTCCGCCGTCGGTTTTGATCGCCCGCATCGCTGCGCGCGCCGCGCCATAGTTAGTCGGATTGCTGAGGTCGGTATTGCTCGCGTAACAGAGCTGCCACAGCCCGACGCCGGTGTTGGCGCGGCCGTCGACGCCGTAGCGGAACTCGCGCCGGTTGAAGACCGCCTCGTCGGTGAGCGTGTTCATCCGCGTGACTGCGTACTCGCGGCGCAGCTGGAAGATGAACGGCCGGATCGGACGCGAGGCGTCGACCAGGAACCAGTAGGCGCCGCTGCCGTTGGAGTTTATATTGGCGACCTGCGTCGGCGTGTTGCCCATCAGGCCCACCGGATGAGAGGCCGAGAAGAAGGCCTGGCCGTCGTAGCCGAGCACGGAGGACGGCGTGTTCACGGCCGCCTTGATGGTCGTGAAGAGCAGCATGTCGGGATGGACCTTGGTGTCCCAACCGAGCTGCTCGATAACCGGCTCGTAAACGCCGTAGGTGTCGTCTTCGATGTCGTTGCGGTCGATCCCGACCGTGTCTTCGAAGTTCTTGTTGACGATCGCGTAGGCGTGAGACTCGAGCGCCTGGACCACGCGGCTGCCGAGCCACTCGCGGAACTTGGTGGTGCGGCCGAGCCATGGGTAGGTCGTCTGCCGCGAGCCCGAGCGCACGATCGAGGCGATCTGCTCGTAGTAACTCGGCGGCGCTTCGAACCCGCGCTGAAAGATAACGTCGAAGCCGGTGAACAGTGCGGTGAGATTTGATGCGCTGATTTCCATCGTTGCTACCGTGTGAGCCCGCGGCGCGGCCGCGAGCGGCTGAAGGGTTGGTCGGTCGTCCTAGACCGCGAGTGCCGACTGATGCCAGAAGTCGACCCAGACCTGGCCGCTGGAGTCGAGGTTCATGATGGTGCCGGCCACGCTGCGCGAAGGCGCGCCCCAGTTGTACGAGGTCAGTACGGTGGCGGCGGCGGCGATCGTGCCTCCGCTCGGCGGCAGCATGATCAGCCCCGCCTGATAGTCGACCACGTAGTCGCTGCCCTCGACGTAGGTGGTGCCGGCGGGCGAAGAAGTCACCACGACTTTGGAGACGTTCTCGTGGCCGAGGCTGATGACCTGTGCGCTGGTCGAGGCGGGAAACGTATGCGATTGCGCGCTGACCACGGTCGCGCCCGAGCCGTCGCTTAGCGAGACCGAGTTGTCGTCGACCGCGAAACAGAGCATCCCGACCTGCGGCTGCGCGATCGATCCGTCGTTGACCGCGTAAAGATAAACGCCGCGCGCGCAAATCACCGAGATCGCGCCCGCCGCGCCGGCCGGCAGATTGGTCCCTGGAATCGTTGCCGACGACACATTGAGCGCGTCCTGTCCGGGCATCCCGAGGTAGATTCGCTCGGCGCGACCGACGATCCGCAAGCCCGCGGCGGAAGCGGCGGGCACCGCGTTGCCGTTCGCGTTGAGCGCCACCATCGAGCCCAGGTAAACCGTGGTGTTGGCCTCGACCGGGTAATTCTGCGTCCGCCAGAAGTCGGCCATCTCGGGCGTATTGCGTGAGCTGCTTAGAGCCGCCATTTCGTCACCTCTTTGATCCTGCCTATGCCTGTACGGCCGCGGCGCGCGCGTCCGGTCTAGTCGTTGCCGCGGTTGAGCCGCAGAAAATCGCTCCGGCCCGAGCGCTTGCGCCCGAGGTAGTCTTCGGGGCTCAAGCCGAGCTGCGCACAGATCGCGGTTTCGGTGGCCGTCAGCGCGGCCGTCGCGGCGAGGGCCGGTGGCGGAGGAGTAAAGGTCGCGGTCGGCGGCGCTCTCGAAGGCTCCGCCGAAAGCCGCGGGCTGGCGCGCGGCGAAGGCGCCGAAGCCCTTGAAGTCGGCCTGGCAGTAAGAGATCGCCCACTGCCGCTGCGCCGGAATCAGCTTGCCCGCCTTGATCGCGTCGTCGACCGCGCGCTCGGCGCGCTCGCGGGCGCGCTCGACCCGCAACTGATTGAGCTCTCCGAGCACGCGCTGGAACTGCGCGACCGCGACGTAGCGGGCCGGATCGGCGCCGGCTCCGGCCCCGGCGGCCTTCATTGCGCCGGCGTCGTGGTCGTCATCGCGGTCATCGCCTTGCGCGCCATCGCGCTCGCCGCCTTCATCTTCGTCGCCGTGGGCGCTTTCGTTGAGCGCCCGCACTGCCGCGAGGACCTCTTCGGGCGAACTGTCGTCCCCGAGCCCGAGCATTTCGCACAACTGTTGCAGCAGCGTGTCCATCGCTTCGCCCCCTTGGCCGAGTTCGGCGCCGGCCGCGGTGCCGGCGCGGCGTCCGTGCTGAACTTCCGCGCCTGGCGCACCCATTCCAGCCACCGCGCGCGCCGAGATCGCGGTCAGATAGAGATTCGGATTGTTGGTGAGTCCCGCCCGCAAAAGACGCGTGACCGCGCCGTCAGGCGAGTATTGGAAGACCGGCGAGATGTAGCGGTACTCGCGTGAGGTGATCGCCTTGGCGCAATGCGGGGTCCATTCCACGCGGCCCCACAGCGCGCCGTCGCGCTCCGCGAGTTCGCGGATCCATCCGGCGGCAGGCGCGGGACGGCCCTTGGGCGCCGCGAAGTCGGTCGCGTGGTCGTAGTCGATCGGAACGCCGGCGGTCAGCCCGAGCGCGTCGGTCGCTCCGATCACGCGCGCCGGATCGGCCAGCCGAAACGGTCCGCGGCCGTCGCGTCCGCTGAACTCGCCCGCCGGGATCAGCATCACCCACTGCGGCGGCGCGCTGGAGGAAAGATCGGCGTCCTCGATTG